GTAGCAGGTACACCCTGTGATGTTGAAGAACATAACCTTAAAAGAGACGAGGAAGAGGAGGCATATGATTATGATAAATCTGAGATGTCCCTCGAAGATGCTTTAACCTCATTATGAAATGGCTTGAATCCCCATTAATAGTCGTCTGGTTATTACTGGGGTTCTTTCTTTTTGTGGAAGGTCTACATATGGTTGAACATAAACATTGTAGATCCTGCCCACCGTGCGAAACCACGGAAAACTATTAGATATCCGATAGGTGATTCCTATTGGATCGATTAACTTATACTAATTTAAATTATGACTTTTAAGAATGACAAGGTCAACGGTAGTGTTATCCACTTTACTAATCGTTTCGAAACTGATGTTTTAGCAAACGACTTCACAACTGATGCTACCAATTGGGGTGGTTACAGTACAAGTGGAGCAGATGTTGTTGGTGGAACAGCTAATGCTACTGCACAAAGTGGTGTTAGTCATGGTTCAGCAACAATGGCTACAGATGGAACTGCTCTTAAAAGAGTATGGTCTATACAAGTTGGTAAGTATCAACGAATCCGTTATAGATTTGAGATATTTGCTGATAGTGATCATGACGATGGCGATGTTAAATATGGTTTCTTAGTACCTACTAGTGCTACAGTTACTCAGCTCAGAGAACATACAGGTGATGTACCTATCCCTGACGCTGGTAGTTCTGATGAACTTATAACCTTCCATGATACTGCTGCTGCAGCTGTTACTAATAATGCAACTGTACCTGATGGTACTTGGATTACCATGAACACTGCTTCAACTGATCAGTTGGCAGATGAAGATGGTGAGGGTGTTATCTTTGTATCTGGTGTACTTGAAGCTTCATCTACACAAGGTGAGTTTGGATTCTACTTCGGACTGGGTACTACTCATGCTAGCCCTTCACGTATTAAGGCTGGTTCAACTTTCGAATACGTCAAGTTCTAATCAACTTGGGATTGGAGGCACCTCAGAGTCGGACCTCCTCTCCATTGGCTTTTGGCCCACTACGGTGGATACCCTTAAGCTGTCTAGACGGCGGGATAGACCGCAAATATATAACGCGAAAAATTTCTCAACGTTGAGAGTCTGTAAATTATACTACTCTCTTTATAACAATGGCAACAGCCACACAATCAGTACTCGGTACCCTTAATAAAGCGGTGACCAGCACCTCAGGTGCAAATGCTTATGATACCAAGTACGCAACCTATTTAAAGTTATTTAGCGGAGAGTTGTTCAAAGCATATGAGAGTGCTACGATTGCACGTGACACCGTACAACGTCGTACCCTCAAAAACGGAAAATCATTACAGTTCATCTTCACGGGACGTATGCAAGCTGCATATCATACCCCAGGTGAACCAATTCTTGGATCCGGTGATCCTCCAGTAGCAGAGAAGACCATCGTCTGTGACGACCTTCTCATCTCTAGTGCATTCGTATATGACCTAGATGAAACTCTGGCTCACTACTCCCTACGTGGAGAGATCTCCAAGAAGATTGGTCATGCCCTCGCTGAGGCATATGACAAGAAGATCTTCCGTACAATTGCTTTAGCAGCTCGCGCATCTCATCCAATCACTGCTTCTCCAGGTCCTGAGCCAGGTGGTACAACCATTAAACTCGGCTCCGGTAAGGAGTATGATGCTCAAGCATTGGTGGATGGATTCTTCGAGGCAGCTTCTGTACTCGATGAAAAGAATGTACCTAAGCAAGGACGCACAGCTGTACTTTCTCCAAGACAGTACTACGCTCTAGTCTCTCAGGTATCTACTAACATCTTGAACCGTGACTATGGTAGTAAGCAAGGTAATCTAAACTCTGGTGAAGGTCTCTATGAGATAGCTGGAATTCAAATCAGACGTTCTAACAACCTTCCATTCTTGGCAGGTACTGTTAACCAACAAGCTGGTGAGAACAACGACTACTCTGGTTCTTTCGCTAACAGCTGCGGACTTATCTATCAGAAAGATGTAGCCGGTGTTGTAGAAGCAATCGGACCTCAAGTTCAAGTAACTTCTGGTGATGTATCAGTCCTTTATCAGGGCGATGTCATTCTAGGACGCTTGGCAATGGGTGCCGGTACACTTAACCCTGCTGCTGCAATCGAATTCTCTAACGCTTAAGGAGGTATACTATGTCGGTTACTCCTGGTGTAAACAGAAAGCGAACAATTACTGTAGGAATCGGTGGTCTCGATACTATTACCGAGAACCCTCCTACACCTGTTGAGTATGGTAGAGGTCTTCAAGCTGATGGAATAACTAGTTTTTCGATCGCTACGTCAACAGCAACAGCCACAGGTTCCTGCGATTTATCCGCAACCCCTGGCTGCTAACAAATATACGAGGTAAAAACAAATGGCAACTGCTGTCGCTGCAGGTAACCAAGGTGTTTGCTCCACGGCAAATGCATCTCGTGAAAGCGTATCTCGGACAGATGGAGGGGGTACTGATATCCGCAGTTCTAATGCTGTGTTATCAGAAACCATAAATCTAAGACTGCCTTACGCTACACAAGAATGTGACGTTACCTAAAATTATTCATGGGAGGGTTTCACGACCCTCCTTTTTTTTATTCATATAAATTCACATGCCTTATCCTACTTATGCTGTGTCCACAGAACTGGATGCTGTTAACCAAATATTAAGCTCAGTGGGACAGGCTCCTGTCACCACCCTGGATCTACAAAATCCTGAAGTTGCCATAGTCCTTAATACACTAAGAGAAGTAAACAAAACTGTTCAAACTGAAGGATGGACTTTTAATACAGAACATCATTATGAAATGACAGCTGATGCTACTACTTTTGAAATTGCATATCCTCAGAATGCTCTATCTATAGACACTCATGTACACAAACATCGTGATGATTACAATCCTGTACGCCGCGATAATAAACTGTATGACCGTCATGACCATACTTTCGAATGGAAAGATGGAACTGATCCACGAACTATTACGGTAGATGTTATTTGGTTTTACGATTTTACTGAAGTACCTCCTGCTGTTCAAGCCTATATTACTGCTAGAGCTGCACGTTTATGTGCAATTAGGATGGTTGGAGATCAAGAACTTTATGCTTTATTACAAGAAAACGAAATTGTAAGTAGATCAGCTGCCCTAGAATATGAAACACAACAAGGTGATTACTCATACTTTGGTTGGAGAGATGAAGAGAATTACCATGTTAGTTATCAACCTTATGCTGCATTACAACGATGAGTACAGTAACACAAAATATACCACATTTTTTAAACGGTATATCACAACAACCTGATAAGAAAAAACATTCAAGTCATCTTGCAGATGCTATAAATACATTTCCAGATTATGCATTAGGTATGTTAAAAAGACCTGGAGGTAAATTTATAGAGAAATTATATAATGCTACTTCTACTGGTAAATGGTTCTCTATTCTTAGAGATGAGAATGAAAAATATGTTGCTCAATATGATGACAACTTATTTAGAGTTTGGGACCTTTCAGATGGTAGTCTTCGTAAAGTAGATATGGGTACCAATACTGGTGTACCTGGTGGTTGTAATTATACTAATATGCAGACAGATGTACTTGCTTATAACGTAGCAACAGCTGATACTACAGCAAAAATATCTGCATTGAATACAGCACAATCTGCATGGCAAGAATCAGATGATGGACAAGAATTTACTAAGTCTGAATTCTTCAGCACTACATTCGATTATGATACTGGTATTGGTACACAAACTGAGACATTAGTAGATGGTATATTCCAACAAGAAACTGGTGATACCTATACGATTAAAAAGAATGGTAATGTAATTAGTAAATCAGCTACTAACATAACTGCACCTGTTTATAAGTTAGAACAAACTGCAGAAGGTACAGGTTATGCAGCTGGTATCGGTGTAGGTCCTGGTAATAAAATCCATATCAGTGCAGCTGGTTCTGGTTATTCAGCAGTATCCGCAGCAGCCACATCTGGTGGTACTGGTAGTGGTATGACATTAACAACTACTGTTTCAGGTGGTGCTCTAGCAACTGTTACTATTAATGCTATTGGTCAAGGATATAAAC